TTTCAAGGCTACCGACGCTTGGGCATCTGAGAGAATATCATCCGGCAGGTTCCGTTTGAATTGGAAATCAATATTAAGATAATCATCAGGCTGTGCCAGGCGTTTCTTTGCCCACGCAGAACAAAGCACTTTGAACTGATACCTTAATCCTGCCGTCATCTTGCGCTCCATGGTGATTGCCTTGTGTTCAAGCGCCATCAGCTTGTAACGCATGGCCACACCCGTGACGGTTGTCCCGAAAGAGTCATCTGAGAAATTTACCGACTTTGCAAAGCGAAGAATATTCTCTTCCAAGCGATCCAAGTGATGTTCAATGATTGTGTCATCAATCTTTTTGGTTAAGTAGTCAACGCTCTGATCCGAATCATCGAGATTGATAGTTCCGGTACGTTTCATGTTCTTCTGATCATCTTCATCAAGAAGTGCACCTTTAGAGACGAGATAAGCTAGCCGGTATTGCTCAATCTCGTTGTTAACATCGCTCATTGTTCGGTCGTAAGCATCGATTAATTCGAGTACTTTCTCGACATCTGCCTTCATTTCCTGGTTGTTTGGTACACCAAATAAAGGACAATAGTCGAACATGTGTGATTTTTTTTCTTTTAGCAAGTAATCTTCGCCATCTGACGATTCAAAATGAAAGACTTGTGAATCATCGTAAAAGTCTGCGTTATAGACATCTACTTTCTCATCTGGGTTCGTTCCGTTTGATCCCCAAGTAAATGTTTTATAGTAACGCAAAACGTACTTTGGATTCGTAATATCATCTGTCTCAGAAAGGATAATCGTTTCCCACGGATCGACCGTCATCGCCGCTTCTTTACCATCTGGATCAATATAAAGCAAACGTGCGCCGTAGCCGCAAATGGTTGCCTTCTTGCCGAGTTCGCTATCCGAATCCTCAATGTTGCTGCGCTTATTGAAATCGGATATCGTTTTCTGAAGGTTGTCCTCTTTATCCGCGTTGTAGGAAATCGGACTGCCGAATAAATAGCCGACCTTTGTATCAACAATCTCCCCGTCAAAGCTGTTGTTAAGCTTGTTGTTCACCTTGTCATCTAGCCGAGTGATTGATTCACCTTTTACCTCTTCATATTTCGCAGGCTGCCGTGTCAATATTGGCACTCCGGTTGCAGATGCCTTGTACCTTTCGTACAGCCTTATCATGCGATTATGATCGGGTTTGTGATCTTCAATCATCACCCGGATAATCTCGCTCGTGATGCCGTCCTGCTCAATCAAGGGAATATATTCATTCATGTTTCTCACCTACCTTTTTCTTCTGAAATAGGAATGAAGCACATAGCGACTCTCGTCCATTGCGTGGTTATTTTCATCCAGCGGTTGATCTTTCTTGGCAGCTGGATCATCCGGACCAGGATAGGAATAAATAAGCATCTCATTAATGGTTTCAGTACAGTCCTCACATATGAGATATTCACCGTTCTGAATCATCGTCATGACTGTATTCAATCCGGCGCCGATTTCTTTATCCGCATTCCTGGCATGCAATTTCCAAAGACGCAGCGTATCAATACGATCCTGCTCAGCACTGTCGCAATAAATAACTTTCAAAGTTGTTCCCAACTTCTTTTGCCATTCAATGAACCATTTTGCCAGGTCTTCAGTGTGCTGCTTCGTTTTATAGAACTCCGCAATTTTGACTGCTTTTACTTTTCCTCGCGGAAGTCCATAAATACCGCCAACCATAGGATCTCGATAGCCCCAGTCAACTCCACCGATAAATCGATAAAACTCATGGTCATCAAGCATCTTTTGAATCTTTTCATAACTGATGACATGTTCTTTTTCTTTAAACATGTCATAGACAAGACCCTCAGCAACTACCCACTGTCCGAGAATATAGCGCAAATAAAAAACGCCCGAAAACATACGCTTCAGACGCTCTTTGACTTTCTCGGAAAGTGTTAAGTTGTCGTCCATCGTAAAATGAAGGACAAGGAAGTTCTTATCTTTTGCATGATCAATGATCTCGACTTTTAGCCAGTGCTTCGGATGACCCGGGTTACAGTTAAAAAAATATTTTGCTCCTTCCACGGAACAACGGCCCATCACCTGGTCAACAAACGATTTAGGCATTAGAGCCGCTTCATCTAAGTAAGCACCAGCAGCAGTCAGTCCCTGAACTTTGTCCTGAGATTTCTCGTTATCGCCACCAAATAAATAATAGATATTGTTGCCAATCTCAACATGAGGATCATCAGAACGGATATATTTATAGGCGATACCCTTAGCAACAAGAATCTGAAATAGTGGATTCAGGACGTTACGCTTTAAAGCCCCCATCGTCTTACCACCAAGGATAAAACTCTCACCATCGAAAATTTCTAATGACCACGTTAAGAAAGAATCAATCATTGCAATTGTTTTACCGGCACGGATAGAACCTTCGGCAATTATACCGTCATAATCAGCATAAGGGCTTACACCAGGCAGCCACCAAGTCAAAAGCTTGATTTGTTGAGCAGAGAACGGTTTGAATTGGAACCCCTTAGTCTTCTTCATGGTTCCACACTTCCGATGCCTTGCCTTTTAGTGCATCAATGTAAGATGAAATATCCGGTTTATCCGGGGTGTTGTCCTTGCGTTTAATATCCGACTTGATGGCGTCAATATGAGCCTGCATCAATTCGAGCTTCTTTCGCCGCTCGTCCTGATCATCAGCAATTGCGACAAACTGCTTAATCAGTGCCCTCAGTTCCCCCATGGCCCTGCTTTGAGCGTTTAAAAAGTTCGCCTGTTTATCCCAAGCGAACTGAATTAAATAACCTTCTTGATCTGTACTGGATTCTGTTGTCGTAGTCTTTGTTTCTTTTTTAGACTTGCTATGAAGATACATGTTTTGCATCTTGGTTGTATCTTCGTGATCTCGCACCATCATGATCTTCTGTGCCCGGATGATCGCCGTATATTGGATCATGATCTGATCCCACAAGAGATCGGAAGGATCAGCAGTGTTGATCTCCTGCATGATCTCCACAGATTCAGCCGGCAAGTATTTCGAGAAGAAGCCGAACTTGGTTGCGTTCTGATTGCCTGTAGGGGCGCCGTGACCGGCTGCGTTCTGATTGCCAATCGGCGCGCCTTTTGTATGCACCCTTTCTTTTTTGTGTGCACCCTTTTCTCGAATCCACTTGTAACGCTTTTTCCACGACTTGACGGTGTTCAGAGACACGCCATATTTCTCAGCAATGTCTTTGTATTTCATGCCGGATTGATAATCTCGGTAAGCCTTGTCCTTATTGTCATCCACTCACGACACCTCACCTCCTGGTTGTGGTTGTTTGTTTTGGGCAAAAGAAAAAGCACCGCTGTGGGTGCTAAACTTGTGTGATCAATATATAAAGCAAATAAAAAAAATTAATCCAATAGCCCAGCAATATCAATTTCATATCCACTTGCTCTTAATTGCTTTGCCAATTTTAATTTCCACCCACCGCTCTTATCAAACTGTTCGTAGATAACTCCCGAAAAATCCGTAGGTATTTCTAAATCACCTGTAGGATCATTTTTAATTAAACTTATGACATTTCTTCTCGAAATCTTTCCAACGAAAAATCCTAATTCAAAAATGACATTCTGCCTTGCTCGTAATTGTTTATTACTTTCTTTTCCTTTAGGAAAGCCATAATCATCTGGAGAAAGCAAAACTACTGCAAATTGGCACGATAAAGTATTTTGTTCAAATTTCTCTATTATTGTTAGCCCGTGGTCTGGTTGCTCATTTAAAATTATAGGATCTAAATTTAACGAAGAGATGAACCTTGCCACCTCTTGCTTCATCGCATCATCATGACCATGAACAATGAATATTTTTTTTGATTTCGCTTCTATTCCACTACCACTATTTATTTCATTCTCATTTTTGCTAGTTCCATCATCATAAAATAATACGATCTCACGTTTAATTGTGCTCAATAAATTCAACAATTCGTCTTTACCGTCGTTCCACGCTTCGTTCCTATATTGTGAAGTAGAAGGTTCCATCATGGGATGAAACCATATCCCATTTAAAGATGATATATACTCGTCTGGTGTTTCGCATATATGATTAATAACCATCTTGGAATCTTTTCTTATAGAGTCGAGACTTTTTTCGTCATTGAACTTCAGCTCCTTTGTTCTGGAAATTAATTCATTCAACAAATCTAATTTTTGTTTTTTAGTTTTTTTATCCATAGTAATCATCCTCATTCTGCAGAATACCAATCTATTCCACAAAATAGGACAATATTCCTGCTTATGTTTATTCTCTTTTCTTGAAATTGATCATGCTTACAATTGAAGACAAGCAAAAGAAGAACCAAGCAATGAATAATAAAGTTAAGATCGGATGTTCATAAACTTCTTCCAAAATTATCACCCCAATAGTAAAATTAAGTAAAAAATGAAGGATGTGATCCGTATTGAGTGATGTTAATTTTTCGTTAATAAAGCTACCCGACTTTATAGATAAAGGTTTGAGTGAACCCGCTCAAAAAGTAGGCCATACTTTATCGTCCCTTTGGGAACTCGTTTTTGGCGGTTTCGAAACTTATGTTCAAAAAAAGCAATTCAGCCGTCTTAGCGATCTCAACGAGTTCAAAAAAGAAGTTGAAAAGAATATAGCTAATGTTCCTCCCGAAAAATTAGTTGAGCCGCCATTAAACGTTATAGGGCCAACAATTGAAGCATCAAAATATTATTTTGAAAGCCCAGATTTACGTTCAATGTTTGCGAAGCTGATAGCAGCTTCAATTAACAGGGATACGATCAAAGAAACACGTTCGTCATTTGTTGAGATAATCAAGCAGTTAAGTCCATTAGACGCTCAAAATTTAATGCAATTCAAGATTTCGGATCAATATCCTATAGCTGAGTATAAATATATTGACGAAAAAGGAAATTATAATACTCAATTATCAAATGTATTTCTTGAGAATAAAAGCGTAACAGATGAATTGCTAAATGCACAATCGATTACAAACATAGCTCGATTAGGACTGACGCGTATAAGATACGATGAATCTTATATAACTAAAAGCCGCTATGAAAAATTCAAGAATACAAGTTACTATAAATCCCTTTGTCAATCAATACAAATTGGTATGATAACAAACTATACTAAAGTGGACGTTGGAGAAGGGATTATCAGGTTGACGCCCTTTGGAAAATCGTTCATAAAAATATGCATATGAAAAGAGAACTGGGCTTAACTCCAGTTCTCTTTATTTAATTTTGCGGCCAATCTACCGGCTCCCACTTCTCATTTACGCGCCATCAGGTGCGCCGTATTCAGGCTCTCAATCGGAGGGCTTGCTCACTCCCCGGCTCGTGTTACATCACATCTACCTCCTTAGTTATTATTTGTCGCAAAAGAAAAAGAGCCCGAAGGACTCTCATTTTTAATACATTCGATTTACTGTCTGTTTGCTGGCATAAGGCTTGATAACGCTCCAACCATACCCGCAACAGCCATAAATATTGAACATTTGAAAATCATTTCATATAAACCATTCGCAGCTAGTACTTTGTCTATTTGTGCATTTGAGGCATGGCTGAGCCACTGTCCATAAATATAGTACCTATTATGTTCTACTAACCTGAGCATTAAATAGAACCCTCCGAAGCAAAACAAGAAAATGGCAGAACTCATTTTTAACGCTTTACCCAAATCAAACATTCTAACACCTCCGAAATAAAGCTAACACGCTTTTACTATATAAAATTCGTGTTATGGAGACATTTTCCTGCAAAATTTGAAAATAAAGAGCACCCTCACGGATGCCCTTCGATCTTATTCAATTAGCACCAACGGTGCGCCGTATTCATGTTCTCGATCGGAGGGCTTGTTCAACTCCCCGACCTGCCTTCCATGGTAACATAATAAAACAAAATCACCCCCCAAAACTATACGATAACTATATGATCACATCCACCCAATCTTTTCGGCGATGGCTTGAACAATCATTCGACGGTATTTATAAGCGGTTTGCTCGTGGATGTGGCATTCATCCGCAATATATTGCCACGAAAGCCGTCTTTTTGAGAAATATTTCAGCTTGACCATTTTCAGTTGCGAACCGTCCAGCATATCCAGCGTTGATTCTATGGCTTGCTCGATTTCCTCCAAATTCCGCAACCTCCGGTTCGTTGTCAGCCGCGTAGCAATTCGCTCTGTCGGTCGTCCCGGTTCACTTGATCGTCCTCCTCCAACATTTTCGTCATTATGGGTCGATCCAAAAATGATCTGTTCACGCAACCGCAAAATTTCTTTTTTGGTGTCGTGAAACGCATATAATTCAGCTTCAACATGTTTAAAAGCTGCAGGCCTGATTTTTTCAGAAATCATTTGTTCCCCCTCCTCGCCATTGCCTGCAGCAGAAAGAATGGCGTTTCACCTTTATGCTGTTTTGCGTGGCACGAAGCACAGAGAAGGATCAAGTTATCAACAGTATTCTGACCGCCGTCCGCGTAATGGTTTTTATGATGAAAGTGAAGATTCTTCGTGTTCCCACATAATACGCACTTGTTATTACATTTTTTTCGCACTTTCTCCTTAACAGATTTTGGTATAGCGCGATTTTCAGTAAACGATTTAAGTTCTCCTTTTAAGATTTTCCTAATCTGGATAATGTGGTTCTTCTGTATATCCAAGCTATGAATATATTTATCAGCAATGAATTCCGGCACCAATCTTTTTCTTTCGTTTTCAAACGATTCCAAAACACTCCGTGGGCAATCCATTTTCAAAGCAGCGTGTGTCAGCGATAAGCCTCTACTAATTCTCATTGCTTTTAATTCATATCCCGTGAAATTATGAAATCCTAATGTATCGTATAACTGCCACTCATTTTTTTTCATCTTTACCGCCCCTTCCTTCTGATAGCATGATTGTGCCGCTCATAAACCTGGTCAAATTGCCCCATCAACTCAGCAAGATCACGTTTGGACAGGCTTTCTGATCGCTTTTTCTTGTTTCGTGTACGTTTTGGCTCATTTTTTGCTGCTTTCATGGGACAATTCCTCCTCATTCTGGGCAAATAAAAAGAGGACGCAGAAACAACGGCGTTTAACCGTCATTTCAACGTCCTCCAGCTGACTGGTAGAACAAAGTTTATTTTAAGTATTGATATGAAAGTTTGAGATGATTTTCTATTTCTCCATCCTTAAAAATTATTTGTGGTGATTTAAATGTTAACTGTTTATTCATAATGTCATATCCTGTTACTTTAAAGTACCCGCTTGAATTTACTGGTGTTTTATACTTCAAAATAATAATTAGTGATTCATGCCTACCCTTTTTTTCACTTGTTACTTCACCATTAAAAAAATCAGCATCTATTTCATCACCATCGCCTATCCATTCCACACTCTCATCAGCAAAATAAGCAAACCCGTCATTTAACAAATCAAAAACATACTTTCCGTTATTAGGACTATCAAAAAAATTGATCTTGAATTTTGGTTGATATTTAACCAATTCCCTTTTAAACTGATTTCTTTGCTGAATAATCATGATCAGCGAGGCTATGGACGCCACCATAGCAAAGAACAC